CCGCCGGCAGCGGACGAACCAGCAGCCGTGGCCGCCGAGGACTCCGTCAGGTCGATAGTCACGCCGCCCGCCGCGTTGCCCTCGACGTTGACGACAATGTAGGCGTCCGTGTACTTCGACATATCGTAATTCTGCGACACGGCAGCCGCAGCCGAGGTGAGGCTAAGAACCTCGGAGTCGATTTTCAGTTTTTCAGAGAGTTTTCCGTAGTTCATGGTTTCGTCACCTCCTAATTCAGCACGATGAAGGGCGACACGGTGTTAGCCGCGCTGCCTTCAAGCGGGATAGGCGCGTCGAGCCAGGGCTGGCCGTCCACGTTCCAGAAGACCTTGAGCACCGAGCGGTTGCTCGTGAAGTAGACGTGCTCGGACATGGCCACATACGGGCCGCTGCCATCCTTGATGAGGTAGTAGGACAGGTCCGCGAGAATCAGGTCGCCAGCCGTGCCGAGGGCTACGGAGCGGTCATGGAACAGGACGGGGATGCCGAGCAGGGTCGGCGGCAGGCCGGGACCGGCGGACTGTACCCAGAGATTCGCTTTGGATGCGTCGGCAATCGTCGCCAGCTGCGGGATGGTGGTCTGCGAAGCAATCCAGACGGGGTTGCCGCCCATTTTCAGCCGGGCAAACATGCCGACAACGTCCGCGTAGCCGATGGAGTTCGCCGTGGCGCGGTTGTAGTTGACCCTCGCCGGCGAGGAGAGCACGCCGAGGGGACGCCCCACTCCGTTGCCGCTGTAAAAAGCGAGTTCCTCAGCCGACCGGATGGCACCGCGAAGCTGCGCCTCAGCGACGGAGGCGGATGCAGCCCAGTTGCGGAGCAGCTTGTCGGTCAGCACGATATAGGCCGCGACTTCCTTCGGCTCGAGGGTGATCTCGCGCAGGTCGAAGTCCGTTTCCGGCTTGGTGCCGCCTTCAGCGATCCACTGCACCGTGACGCCGCCGTACATGTTCTTCGCAGCGCCCTGGTTGAGCGCGGGCATGGTGATCTTCGCATCCGGGGGATCGCCCGCCGGGATGACCGTGCAGCGGGGCCGGAAGATGGCTTCCTGGGGGCTCACCGCGAGGAGCGTCGGTCTGAACTGCTCGGGCACCATGAACCCGCCCTTCGTGCCGTCTCCCATCGACTGCTGGCGCTGCTCGGGAGAGTGCCAGAGATCGTATAGCCTCGGGTCGTCACGCCTGGAAATGACGGCACTCAGGAAGTCCCGAAGGTCAACGAACTCCCTCGGGTCGGTCTTCTGCGCTTTGGACGACAGCCGAACGGTCTTGGCAGGCTTGCTCATGGCCGCTTCCTCGGCCATCAGCCGCTCCTCGCGCTCGATGTCCTTGTCCAGTTTCGTGATCGAGGCCTCGAGGGACTTGTATTCGGTATCCTCGGCCTCCGTCAGGTCGCGGGTTTCGTTTTCTGCCAGGTCGATGAGCGCCCGCATCCTCTCGATAGCCTGGACCTTTTTCTCTTTCAGTTTCTCAAGTCTGTTCATCTGGATGAACCTCCTGCGATTAGGGCCAGTTTGCGTCTCAGCAAGGCCGTCTTGAATGGTTTGTATTTCAACGGTTTCGCCTGTGACTGTGACCAGCAGTCGTGGCTCCGAACCGCAACGTCGGTGTCCGTATAGGCCGGGAACGTCACCGGGGACACGTCCCACAGTTTGACCTTTTCGAGTGTCCGCAGGTCTTTTTTCTCGTTCTCGTCGCTCTCCCAACTGTCCTTGATGGTTTGAAAACCGAAAGACATCTGTGAGATGTCGCCCCGCTCAATCGAGGTCACGAGGTCACGCGCAGCCTGCGTGTCAGGCGGGTCGATCTCGACGTAGAGCCCGCGCTCATCCTCGCGCATGACAAGCGTCCCAGCCTTGTTGCGCCCCAGGACGAAATTGCTGTCATGGTTGAACAGGGCGCGGACATCGTCCGTTTCGATGGATTCCCGAAACGCGCCCGGAGCGATCCTTTCTCGGAACCAGCCGAGGTCCGTCTCGACGTTGAACACGGCGGCATGGCCCCGGATCAGCTTCTTGCCGTCCTCCCGTCGCTCAACCCTGAACTCACTCTGTAGCGTTCTGCGTTCCTGTTTCATCGAGCGGCAATTCCTCTTGCGTGCCTTGCGTTGAACTGGTGTTGGGGTTCTCGTATGTGTCCCCGCCGGGTCGCGGGTTCATGTTCTCCAGGGCGCGCACCTCGTTCGGGCTCATCCAGCGGTTCGTGATGGCGCTGGCATAGGCCTGATACCGGGTCGCTGTATCGCCCCGCAACAATGCGTCGAGCTTGAACTCCGCGAAGTAGCGTCCACGTTCCTTGGGGGAAAGGAGGGTCTTATTGATCGATTGCTCAATGCGGACGAGCCAGGGCCGGATGCAATGCACAACGAACGACATCATCATCTGCTCGGCGCTGGCATAAGTAGTCGTCGTGTCTGGATGCCCGATGAGGATGCACGGAACCCGGAACAGGCGGGCGATTTCCTGCACCTGGAAGTTGCGCGTCTCGAGATATTGGGAGTCCGTCGCGCTCATGCCGACGTTGACCCAATCCATCCCGTTTTCGAGGACTATGATCTTGAACTTATTGTCGCCGGAGAGGGCATCCTGCACCGACGTTTTCAGCCTGGCGTGCGCGTCTTCCTTGAGCGTTCCGGGGTGCTTGACGATGCCGGATGTTTTCGCGCCGTTGCGGTAATAGGCGATACCATGGTCTTCTGCGCTCATGGCCAGGCCGATCGTGTTCGCGGCTAGTGAAATGGGCGATAGGCCTACGAGCCCGTCAGACGACAGGCCCTTGAGATGCCAGCATTGATCCTGGGTAAATGTGTCCTGCTGCCCCTTGCCGTCGCTATACTTGTAGATGACCTCGTTCATGTCGGAGTCTTTTTTGAACTCTGGCGTAACATGGTCCGGGTGCAGCGGAATGATTTGGAGTACCTGGCCGCCGTTGGACCGCTGGATGAACGAGTAGGCGTTTCCGCGAAGCGCGGTGTGCGCCACCTGCATTTCGCGGAATTCGACGGCGGTCTGGAAATTATTGGGTGAATCGTGCAGGAGGGGATAGAGCCAATGGCCGTCGGCAACGTCCTTGCCGCCGTCCTTGCGCCGCCGGTAGATCATGAGCGGCAGAGATGCCACCGTCTCTGAAATGACCCGGACGCAAGCAAAGACCGCAGACTGAGCTAGGGCAGAGTCGGCAGTTACTACATGCCCCGTCTTGTTCTGCCGCCCAAGTAGCCGAATAATCCAATGATTTGGATCATCTACACCACGACGCTCAAGCAACTGAGCGGCAAAGTCTAGGATTTTGCCCAATTATTCAATCCTCAGCCAAGGTCGCATTGCGCGGCGGTTCGATCACGAGGGGAGGGCCGTATCGCCAGCCCGCGAACCGCCTGACTCCACCCATGCGGGTGCGTCCTTGGACGAAATTTGGGCATAAAAAAACCCCATTGTCGTGGACAATGGGGCACCATTTCCGCGATGTTGAATGTTTTTTACTGCGGAGCGTTGAATTCCACGCTATAAACCCTCCCAGATGCGCTTTTGAGCGTGAGACTCGAGAATTTCCGTCCGTTCACCTCGGACATGACCTCAAGGGCCGTATTGTCAACGATGCCCTCCCCATTGACGGCCAGAATCAAATCACCCTCGGCAATGCCGCTTTTCTCTGCCTGAGAGCCGGGCGCGACGCGCTGGATATACGCACGCAGCAAACTTGATTCCATGACCGTTCCACCAGTTGACGGGTTAATGCTGTTCACCCAGCCGTATTCGAGTACCGGGAAGAACCCATAGCGCGTCAAGCAGGCCATTTTCTGCATTTCCGCCCGGTTTGCGGCGTCCATCGCTCCGGCACCGGCGATCACACCGGCAGCGCACCCGGACAGAGACACCCACAGCGCCGTCAAAAAGAATAGCCTTTTCATCCCCTTGCCCTCCAATTCCGCTATTCGTTCGACGTTTGGGACAACACAATAATCTCCATCACTTCACGCCTTGGTATTCTGAGGGCTTTATTGGATATTTTCAAGACCTTTATTTTGCCCTCGTCGCGCCACTTGTAAATGGCGCTCACGGACACGCGGAAATACTCCGCCACTTCCCTCGGCGTGTAAAGCGCCTTCTTCGGCAGGCCGTCAAGCGATGTGCTCATGTCACCCTCGAAAAGACGACGTTTTCGATATTCGCCTCTTCGCTCTTGCGCCACGGCATGTTGCGAGAGTGCGACTCCATGCTGTTGAATTCGTTGTCCACCGTGTAACCGTTGGCAAAGAATATCTGCTTGATCCGCTGCGCGTCATTGCCCGATTTGCTCATTTCGACCAAGCAAGACTTAAAGGCCCTGTCCGCTATGAGGCTGCACATGCCGTCTATGACCTTGCTCTCCTGCCCGTCTATGTCGATCTTGACATAGTCAGGCGATCCGAACAGGCGCGAGAAGTCGTCCAGGGCGTGAATGTGGACGGGATAATCACCCGCATCGCCTATCTGCCCGCCGCTGGCCCCCGCCTCTGGCGTCCTGTACTTGAACCTTGCGACCCCCGTGCGATCCGACACTCCGGCAAGCAGGGGCCACAGATTATCAAACCTGTTCATGGCCGCGTTGTGCACAAGGCTCAGATAGTTCGTCCACTGCGGCTCAAACGCCCATACGGTCATGCGCGGATGCAGATGACAGGCATAAAGGCTATACATGCCAATATTCGCACCGATGTCGTAAAAGCATCCGCCGTCCTCAAATGAGCGAATCCACGCTATAGTCTCAGGCTCTTTCTCCCAGAATGACAGGAACCGATACCGCTCCCATGCTGTCTTGACCCTCATCCGAAACGGCGGTAGCAGGTCGCCGTGCAATACATCCGCGATATTCATTTCACCTCCGGCAGCTTCGCCAATCCTCTTTCGATCAATGCCTCGGCCAGGATCCAGTCTTCCTCCGTGTTGAGATCCAGGCCCTCGTAGTTTTGCGTGAAAAACGGCTTGACGTAATCACCGCTGATGCTCCCCTTGCCCGTCACGTTTCGCGCCCAGGATATTTCGAGGGATGCGTTTTGGGCGTAAACCGGCGGGTGATATTGAGACGGGCTGCTGTGCCTGGGGACGAGATACTCGCCCCGCATAAAATGACGCTGATAGCCGCAGAGGGATAGAGAATCGGACAACGGGACCATCGCCCCCGCCCCCTCCGCCGGAACCCACATTTTCCACGGGCTCTGTTTCGCCTTCTCGACGGCCCTGATACTATCGCATGGCTGCTTCTCCTGAAATTCCTTCCACGCTCTACGAATCGTCTCCGCCGAGCGGAATGGTGACGTGGGACGCAGAATGGCGAAAATCTCCGCGCCAGGATTGTGCGTGGCGAAAAAATGCCCGATCCACTCAATATCAGGGGAATCGTCGGCGGCGTACTCCGGCGGCCTGGCAATCGGCATTGCCCCCCTCAACTCCGCCATGTAGCAGATGCGCGGGTCGTCCGACGAAACGTAGATGCCGGAGAATATCCCCGAATCCTGCGCCGCAGCTATGGTGTAGAAAAGCAGTGGATGCCCATTCAGGGGACGCACGTTCTTGTCGGGGATCCGCTTGGAGCCTGCACGGGCCGGGATCAATGCGATTGTCGTCATGTATCGCCTCCATAACCGCATGATGGGCACTTGTCCGGTTGCGTCGCGTTCCTGTAGTCGAGCATCTTGTCGCACCGCAGACAATGGATCGACCAGCTGCGCCAGTATCCCCACGGGCCTGCACGCCACTGCCGGTGATTGATGTCTGGCTTCGCAAATTGGCCCGTGCCTAGGCAATACGGGCAGACCACCCGCTGCGGGAAATACTTGTTTTTAACCTCGCCCGTCCCGTCGCAATTGCAACAGCTCACCATTTCGTGTAGCCCCCATCGACTAGCCAGTCCTCCCCGGCGAGGTCTTTGCAGCACACCGCGTAGAGCAGGGTCCGTTGCAAGCTTTCCTTGGACACCGTGCGCCCTATTGGTATTTTGCTAGTGATCTTCTCGAGGAAATCCGGCGGCAGCTTCTTTGATACGTATGGTCCGAAACCGGGGCAGACGGCCCGGATGCGGAAGCGGCCATACTGCACCGTGATGGAGCGTGCAAGCTGCTGCAATGCCGCCTTCGAGCAGTTATAGGCGCACGGCTTCTCGAAGCCTCCGCTGTAGTTGCGCCAATCGGCCCCGATATAGCCCTGGATGGACCCGATCAGCACGATCACGCCGCCGCCGTTGGCGATCATGTCGGGTATGAACTTCTCGAGCAGGCGGGCGTGCGCGTTGACGTTGACCTGCATGGTGCGCTCAAAATCCGTGAAGAACCGTGCATCCATCTTCGTCGGAGGCGTGTCGATGGCGGCATTGCAGACGATGATGTTGGGAGTTTTCTGCACGGCCTGCTTGTAAGCCAAATAGGCAAGCGGGATGTCATCAGGAGTCGAAAAATCCCACGCCGGCAGGCCGAGGCTGTAGGCATCGGCCCCGGCATCACGAAGCGTCCGCATCCATATCGGCCCCAAATTCCCGTCGCCGCCGATGACAAGGGCCGTTTCGCCAGACAGATCAAACAGGTTCATTTTTCGCCACCCATTCCCCGCAGCTGATCTGCGGCCTGTTGATCGGCGCGAAGTCGGAAATCATCTGCAACTTCTGCTGCCCATTCTCAAAGTAAATCGTGTGCCCAAGATACTGCGGCGGGTATCTCCTGCACAAAAACTTCCCAGGCTCCGGCTCAATGTAGTACACGCAATCGAAACAGGTCATAGTTTCATCTTCCCTTTCTTCAGGTAATTCTGAATCTCGATCACTTTCGCCATCGTAATGATGACGACGATGGCAACCAAGCACACGACGAACGAAATAAAGTTGATTGTTGTCTCCATCACAGATCTCCCATCGCGGGTCCGTCCTGCACCACCTCCGGCGACAGGACATCGGATGTTGATAGATCGCATACCGCTATCTTGCCAACATACCGGCCCAGCTCGTAAGGCGGCGGGCCGTCGGCTGGGGCCTTCAGGCCGATATTGTCGAACCCCAGTTTCTCACCGGCGGCGATCGGCCTCGTCACATGGACCGCCCTGCCCTGCTTGAAAACAAAGCCGCTCCGCTCCTTGGACGATGTGACCTTGTGTGAGCACCCGCGCATAACCGGGATCCGCTTCGCATCCTCCACGAGCCTCCGCAAGCCTCCCGGCTCGAAACTGAAACCGTGGTCCGTCCCAGGGAACCCCCGGTTCATCGTGAAATGCACCTCGAGGATGCGGGCCCCGAGGATTACAGCAATGATATTGGGTTCCAGGCCGGGATGATGGGAGCTGAACCCGATTACCGTATCTTGGAACGAAGTCCGAAGGGTCTGGATGAAGTCCAGGTGCAGATCCTCGTCCCTCGTCGGGTACAGCGACGTGCAGTGCAGGATAGCGAACTCGACCCCTGCATCGGACAATACGTCCCAGGCACGCACAATGTCCTTGTCCTTCCCCCCGCCGGTGCTTAGGATGATCGGCCTCTTGTACTTCGACATCCTGAGCATCAGGGGGATGTCCTTCAGCTGCGACGAGGCGATCTTGAACGCATCGACGCCGATGTTGTGCAGGAACTCCGCGCTGCGCTCCTCAAAGGGAGTCGCGATGAAATGGATGCCCGCCCTGTCGCACATCTGCCGCACGGCCTTGAACTCGTACTCTCCGAACTCGAGCTTGTCGCGGTGCTCTCCATATGTCGGGGCGAAGGCGTGCTCGGAATTGTACGGAGCATCATAGAACGCCTTCGTGAACAGATAGCGGTTGTCACGCTTCTGCAACTTCACCGCGTCCACGCCGGCCTGTATTGCGGAATCAACCATCTGCCGGCAGAGCTGGAAATCGCCCATGTGGTTCGACCCCAGCTCTGCGACGATGTACGGGACGGATTCATCCGTGATTACCCGCGTGCCGATTTTGAATTGCCTCATCAGAAAACCCTCCTGATAATCTCAATCCAACCGACGATCCAGGGAAAAATAAATGTCGCCGTAATCATTGCCAATACAATCAGTGCCGGGATGTAGCCGCTCAATGACATGCCGCCGCGATTGCTATGATATTCGAACAGTCTCATTCAATCACCTTTACGCCTATGTCATCTACCGATTGCCATTTCTTCAATTTCCTATCCAGGCAGAGGAGAATTCCGATTATGCCATCGATTTTCCCTCCGCTGTTCGCCTTGTCCGGCTTCATGCTGCCGGCTGGATCTCTTTTCACAGCGACGCAATCCGCCATCCAGCGAAGGACTGGGTTTCCGCCGTGATTCAGCTTGCGCTCTAGAAGAAGGCGCTCGAACTCATTACATGGACCGGCCATGGAAGTATGCCCCATTCCGCAGGCATGTATCTTGGGTGCCTTTTCCGTTCCACCAAGGTCGTCGTTCAGCTTCATGGCGAACTCGTAACCCTGAAAGAGACGATCCACTGAGATGCTATCAATATTGAAGCGCATAGAATCCTTGACGATTTGGGCGCGAATGAAATCATAGTCTATCGCGTCGCCGTCTGTCGTCGATAGATAACCTTGACGCTTCCATGCCTGGTATTGATCACGATATTTGTTCTTCGTGTCATGCAACCGCGCTTCCGGGCACCAGACACGGATCATGACGTGCCATTGGTCTTTGATGGAGCTGTCAGGGAAGAGGAGCGTCCAGACTGTCATGTCGGAAACGGCAGAGAGATCTATTCCGCCAAAACAGGCCCTCCCATGGAAGTCCTCTTCCCTGATAGGACCAAGATTGTTCTGATCCCATATACCAAGGTCGATCCAGCGCGACTCCTGCTGCGTCCAGATGTTCAGTCTTTTTGTAAGGAAGTTGTTCTGCGCGGAAGGCACCTGCATGGCTATGCGTGCCTTATCACGCATGTCCGATAGTTTCGTCATGTATCCCGGGATTGGATTTCCGTGTTCATCGATCCCATATCGTTTCCCGCTCGCAGAAATTCCGATCAGGCCCGGGGCAGCTTTTACCCAATTATCCTCGTCTGTCCAATCATCCTCTAATTCCTTGCCTGGAACACCCCCTTTCGAGCGGTCTTCCAATTCCGGCCAATCTTTTTTCGTGTCCAGCGTATAGATGATGCCGAAAAAAGAATCATCCTGTAGCGTACCCTTCAGAATTTGCGTCAGATATTCCCGCGTTTCGTAGCATATACCAGTCTGGTTGAACCCGGCTGTAGTGATAATCAGAATCAACGGCTGAGAACGGGCCCCGATGGAGTCATCAATAAGGTCATATACCTCGCGGGTCGGGTGCGCGTGAAGCTCGTCCAAACTTGCGAAGTGGGTGTCAAGGCCGTCAAGACTCTTTGAATCGCTCGCCAGGGCCTCACAACGGCTATGTTTCGGTTCTATTATGAGACTGTTGCTCAAATAGGTGATCCTGTCTGCAAACGGAGAATATCGCGTCAGATTCCGTATATTCTCCCATACTATTTTCGCCTGGTCGCGCTTGACAGCCGCCGTATATACCTCTGCGCCATACTCCCCGTCAGCGAGAAAGAAATATGCGCCCAGCCCGCCGGCAAAGGTCGATTTTGCCCCCTTTCTGGCCATCTCAATATAAGCCTTGCGGAATCTGCGGGTGCCATCATCTCTATACCATCCCATCAAGCACCATGTAATGAACGTGAAGTGCGGCCCGAGCACAAAGGGCTTGCCTTTATACTCCTTGCCCTTCCACAACTTGAGATAACCGAAAAACTTTACGGCCCTGTGTGCCTTCTCTCTATCGAAAATGAGGCCACGATTAGAACCGTCACGGAGATCGTCCAAGTGACGCTGGCATGCCAGTTTCACCCAACGGCAAGCAGTCAAGCGGCCAGAAAGAACATCCTCGACATAACCCATCGCCTTACGCTCTGTGCATGCTATGTCCTTCCTGTCAATCGCCAAGGAACTCCTCTTCCTCTGTCGGCTCCGGCTCTGGTCTGTATATCCCGCCCATCTTATCGGCACGAATGCCAAAATCGGCCTTGTAACGGCGTATAGTCTCGTGATAGGCGCGTGATAATTTGCTGTAAAGGCTTTCCCCTATGTCCACAACCTCGCCGTGATAATTTTTCTTTTCTTGCAGAATTGAGGCTGACCCCTCAGACCCAGGCTCTAAGAATCCTTTCTCGAGTGCCTGGTCTATATAATCAAGCCTCGCCTCGAGCCGGATCATCTTCAGGAAATCTGGAAGGTTTATCACTGTCAGCCGGCCCATCTTGATGAGGTTTGGCGCGTAAAGATGCCAGTATTTTTTCTGCTCTTTCGGCAGACCCTTCGGACATCTCAGATCAGCAACAGGAATGACGACCTCAAATGGCAATTTCCGCTTCCCTGGGTTGCCATGCGCCAATTTTTCAGCATTCGTCTTGCGTCTCGCCATGGTTATCGTGAAAACGCACTAGTTACAAATTTACGAATCCAATTTTCGTAACCGCCACTTTTTTGCGAAAACGAAAACGAGGCT